AGCCAAGCCGCATAAATTAATAGATAACTATTTTATTAATCAAAATTATTGTTATATATTAATTATACCTGGTTTTGGTATTATTAGTACAGTTGTTTCTGCTAGTTCAAACAAAAATGTATTCGGTCAAGATGGCCTTTTAATTGTAATATTACAATTAATGCAACAAACTATATGCAGGGAATTCAAGAATTGTTATAACAATTCGCTATTACAAAATACTAATAATGTAAGAAATATTATATATTCCTTTATAGTAACAATTTTTGTAATATTGAACAATCCGCAGATAACCAAAGCACGAAGTGAAAACTTCAAATCTGAAATAACTAAATTTTTTGGGTTAAGCATGTGAGTAGAAATTTCAGAGGTCATAGTTTCATGCTTTCACTTCGTAGTAATAATAATTTTTTTAATTCATTTGTCAAAAGACAAAAAATGAAAATATTTAAACAATTAAGACCCTTACACAATAATACCAATAAATTAAATCCTTATTGAATTACTGGTTTTACGGATGCTGAGGGTTGTTTTCTTATTAATGTTAGACCTAAATCTAACAGGAATAATGGTTATGGTGTAGAATTAGTTTTTAGGCTAAATTTACACTCAAGAGATAGAGCTTTATTGGAAAAGATTAGAGATTTTTTTGGGGTTGGAAGACTTACAGCAGTATCTGAAAATTACGTTCAATATTGAGTTGGTGCTTTAGAAGATATACTTGTTATTATTAATCACTTTAATAATTATCCTTTGATAACACAAAAATGGTCGGACTATCAGTTATTTAAACAAGCTGTAGAATTAGTGGAACGAAAAGAGCATTTAACGCCTGAAGGTTTAAAAAAAATAGTATCTATCAGAGCTGTATTAAATAAAGGTTTATCTGAAGATTTAAGAGCAGCTTTCCCTGATGTTGTTCCTTCTATAAGACCTAAAGTCAAGAATATAATTGTCCCAGACCCTAATTGAATATCAGGTTTCGTAGATGGTGAAGGCTGTTTTAATGTGAGATTTACAAAAACCTCCAAAGGTGATTCAGTTAATCTCAGGTTTTTAGTAACACAACATGTACTAGATGCAGAACTATTAAATAGTTTGGTAGACTATTTTGGGTGTGGTAGATATTGTGTTAGACTTTCTACGTCTTTACACGGGGATTATGTTGTAACAAAATTTGAGGATATTAGATGTAAGATTATCCCATTTTTTGATAAGTACCCTCTTCAAAGTGAAAAATACTTAGATTTCTTAGATTTTAAAAAAATTATGCTACTAAAGGGAAATACCTATGTTTCTTTAACTAAAGAATCGTTAGCAGAGATTAAACAAATAAAATCACTATGAATAAGGGTAGAAAAATTTAGTAGATGTTTATTTTAAAAATTTTCCTTTAAAATCTAGTAAAGCTTCAAAGATTAATTTAATAAAAGATTTTTATCTATTGCAGCATCATAGTAATTTAGATGTCAATAAAATTGATAAATTCAACCAATGAATACAATTTAAAAATAAGTGAGACAAAATTGTTTATTAATTCATTTTTTTTTAAAATGAAAAAATTATTATTACCAGTGAGTAGGAATTTCAGAGACCCTACGTTTGTGTCAACTTGTTTATTAATTTCACTAGCTCTCCGGATTAATGCAATTAAAATAAACAAAAATAATAGAAAAATATTCGAGCCGGTCGTATATCTCATTAATAGTGGTTCACCAACGGATACTAAAATTAATACTAATAACAATAGTAGTCCTAAATTTACAGATGGTAATAATGCTAATAATAAAGCTTTTAATGAATGATTAGCAGGATTGATAGATGGAGACGGGTGTTTTCAACTATCAAAAAAAGGATATTCTAGTCTAGAAATAGTTATGGAACTAAGAGATAAACATTGTTTATATCAAATTAAAGATAAATTTGGTGGTTCAGTTAAGCTACGGGCTGGTAACAATCATTTAAGATATAGATTACACCATAAAACAGGTATGTTAAATCTAATTCATTCTATAAATGGTTTAATTAGAAACCCTGCCCGAATTCTTCAATTAGGTAAAATATGTGATAATTATGGTATAAAATTGATTGACCCTAAACCTTTAACGGTTGGTTTGCTGGATTTTTTGATTCTGATGGAAGTATTTATATGAATGATAAATCTGGTCAATTATTTATTACTGCATCTCAGAAAAATAGATTTATATTAGATGCTTTAGTTGAACTATATGGAGGTACTATATATCCTATGGTTAAAGTAGGTGCATTTAAATGAACTTGTTTTAGAAAAGATGAAGTATTATCTTTAGTTAATACTTATTTTAAAGCTAATCCTTGTAGATCCGAAAAAAAAGTTAGATTAAATATGGCTAATAAATTTTATGAGCTTAGAGCATTACATGCACATAAAGCAACACCTGATTCAGTATTAGGTAAAGTTTGAACAAATTTTACTGTTAAATGAGATAAAGTGGTATCTAAATAAATTCTATAACTGGATAAGTAATATATACTGAGTATTTTTTTTAGTTGACAAAGAGATGGTCCATTTTCATTAAATTGAATAGTATCTTGGAATGGTCGTTTTAGGCTTTTCTAAATTAAACTCCACTATATGCTGGAAATCCATTAATCCTTTAGACGCTAGTAATTTTATAGTAAAATTTTAGGATATAATAATGGGTAATCAGCAGGAAACCAAAAGCATAAAGATTAAATACTTAACTGAGTGGGATCCCCAGAGACTATTCGTGGAGAATCGGCAAAATCTGTTGATTAAAATATAGTCCGACTTTTTATATAAAAATTATTTAAAGTAGCTTTATAAAAAATATTCCATTTATAAATGTACAACTTAAAGTATTAAAAAATGGTCTTTCTACAGATCAAAAAAATACAATTAACAACAAAAAGGAAAAACTTAACCCTATATGAATTACTGGTTTTACGGATGCTGAGGGTTGTTTTTCCATTATAATAGAAATTACAAATCCATTAAAATGAAGAGTAAGAACTGAGTGTATAGAGGAAATTATTAAAATAGATTAATTAAATAATTATAAATTTTTAAAAGTAAGTAGATTAAAAATAGAAAGGAAACACCTTTAATAACAAAAACTAGGTCATATTTAACAATATTGGCTGATTGGAAAAGGTAAAAAAGCATAATATGGGCCAAAACAGCCGGTGACCCTCTTTTCAAAAGAGCCTAATAGTACCGATGCAAAAGAACTATCCTCTTGTGAGGCCCACAATGATTTTAGATAAGTCCAATTTATATCTAATATTTAAAGTTGTCAATTAGCTAGGGAAATAGGTAATCTAGAGGATATGGAATCTCCCAGACATAGTCTAAAACGCCAGGTATGGTAGGCGATAATAACATTAAATATAAAAATAAAAAAAATTAAAAATAATGATGCAATTGTTCCCATAGTTCCATGCAAATTCTATCCTAATTCTGATACTGATAAAGTTCAAATACTTAAAGATAATCAGAAAAAATCAGGCGTTTATATGTTTACGAATTTAACTAACGGTAAAAAATATATAGGAAGTTCAGTAAATTTATCTCGAAGATTTTATGCATATTATTCCGAACAAAGTTTTAAGATTCAATTACAAAAAGAAAAAAGTGCTATTTATAGCGCTATACTAAAATATGGGCATTCTAATTTTAAGTTAGAGATCCTAGAATATTGTGAACTATCCGATGTGATAGATAGAGAAGGATACTATTTTAATCTCTTGAAACCAGAGTACAATCTCTTACCAATAGCTGGCTCAAGTTTAGGTTATAAGTATTCAGAGGAAGCTCGGAAAAAGATGTCAATTGCTCAAACAGGAAAAAATAATCCTATGTACGGAACAACAAGTCCTATGTTTGGAAGAACAGGGGATAATCACCCTAGATTTGGTAAGTCAAGACCTGAAGGAGCTGGTAGCCCCTCTCAAAAAATAGAAGTTTTTGATAAAGATACTAATCAATCTACTATTTTTGATTCTATCGTTGCAGCAGCTAGAGCCTTAAACATACATCAAGCTACTATTTCTAAATATTTGATTAATAATAGGAAAAAACCTTATAAAGGAAGATATATTTTTATAAAAATAGATTAGAAATATCTTTACTAAAATACAGTACACCTTAGTATGCCTATTTGTCTCGCTCTCTTAAAATATGGATATTCTAAATTTAGTTTAGGGATCCTTGAGTATTGTGAACCTTCTGAGGTTCTAACAAGGGAAAAGTATTATTTAAAATTACTGAATCCTCAGTATAACATCTGTACTGAACCTAGTGCTCCAATGTTGGGTCGAAATCATAGCGAAGAAACTTTAGAAAAATTCCGTAATAGAAAACATTCTGAAGAAACCAAGGCTCTGATGTCCTCCTCTAAAAAAATATCTTCTTTTGTTCCAAAAAATCCAATGGTAGGGGAAAAACACTCATATGAAACTCGAGTGAAAATGTCCATTTCTCAGAAAGGTCATAAGGGAGCTGCTCAACCTAACGCTAAAAAAATAATGGTAACTGACCTAGAAACAAATATTTCTACTTCTTATGCTTCAATTAATGAAGCAGCAAAAGCTTTATCTTGCCGTGATTGTTCAATTTTGAAAAATCTAAAATCTAAAAATAAAAAACCTTATAAAGGTCGATATGTATTTATTTTATTATAATTTTTTTCTCCAATTCTTCTATTTTCTTTTTATCCTCTAAATTAGGTTTATTAAAAGGTAAACCTAACTCAAAATACTGTTAATTAAATATTTTTATGAAAAGGCTATTAATAAAAAAAAAAAAAAAGGATCCAGAAATTTTATATAATTTACAATCTTTTTTTGGTGTAGGGGCAGTGTACACTAGATCTGATAGAAAATTATCTGTATATAGAGTATCAAATGTTACTGATTTAAATAAGGTAATAATTCCACATTTTACTAAATATCCATTAATTAGTCAACAAAATTTATACTTTTTCTTATGGTCTAAAGTTATAAAAATTATTTTAGACAAAGAACATTTACATTTATCAGGGTTTTTAACTATTCTTACTTATTATGCTTCTATTAATAGAGGTGTTTCTAAAAAAGTATTAAGTCATTATCCTAATATTACACCTTTTGAAAAGCCTGTTATAAATTTACCTGATAATTTGGATCCTAATTGGGTTTCTGGTTTTGTTTTTTTTTCTTCTTTTTCGGATATAAAATTTCTAATAAAAGTTGTTTATAAAGCTATTTAATAATAAATTTACTACAGATCCGGACTTTTGTTGTCTGCCCTGTAGTAAAAAAATCTAAAAGTTTTTACTCACAATGTATAAGTTTGTTTAAAAATAAACTAGCTACGTTAAGGTTTATATAATTTTTTTAAATATTTGTATGGCAATTAGTCAGTAAACTTTTATATTAATATAAAAGAGCTGAATGCCAATTATATTTTTATCCTTTATCTTTCACTAAATGGGCCTTCTTGCATTAATCCAGATATTGGGTTAAAATAAAAATCCGTGGATTTTGGGGTGTAGTAAAGGGTAAATCAAATTTAATTAATAAAACCAACTAAAGTAAAAAAAAAGTTAATATATTTAAGATGAAAAAAAAAACAAACAATAAAATATCGTATAATATAAAAACATCGGGACGTACAGATTTAGTAGTATGAGGCTGTAATTTATCTTCTTCAGTAGGTCTAGGCTTAATTTCAAAGCAAGCTAGAAATATGATTGTATTAGCTCCTTATCAACATAGTGTTGTAATAGGCTTACTTTTATCAGATGCGTGGTTTCATTTTTCTAGTTATAGAAGTAAAAATTGTTATTTAGGTTTCGCTCAGTCTTACGATCACTCTAAATATATTTTATTTGTCTTTTCTATCTTATCTCATTATTGTAGTAGATATCCTGTTTATAGGGCTCGAGAAAGATTTGGAAAAAAAAATTATATAATTGAATTAAGTACTCGCGCATTACCTTGCTTTACTGAATTATATTCTATTTTCTATGTTAATAAAGTAAAAATAATTCCACAAAACATTTATAATTTATTAACTCCAGCAGCTTTGGCTCATTTAATAATGGGAGATGGATCTGCTAAGAAACATGGATTACAACTTTGTACTGATTCATATTCAGTACAAGATATTGTTCGATTGATGAATGTGCTTATAATTAAATATAGATTAGAATGTACATTACATGGTGGTGAAAAAAATAAATATCGTATTTACATTAGACAGCGTTCTATGCCTTTACTACAAACTATTATTACTCCTTACATGCACCCTTCTATGCTTTACAAAATAGGTTTATAATTTTAAATTAATGCTGGGTAATTTTTCTGTTTATGTTAAACCTTCTAAGGATTATACTTTAGGGGAAAAGGTTTATTACAGATTTCAGATTACTCAACATAGTAAAGATTTAGAGCTTATTAGATTATTTACTAAGTTCTTTAATTGTGGTGTAGTGCATGTTAGGTCTAATTTAGCTACTCCTAGGTGTGATTTTATAGTTCAAGATAAAAGTTCTATATTAGAAAAAATTATACCTCATTTTGATACTTACGGACTGTGTAATTTAAAGCAAAAGGATTTTATTTGTTTTAAGAAAAGTATGTCTATAGTTAAGTTAAATCAACATTTAACTAAAGAAGGTTTAGATAAAATTAAAACATTAAGTTTAGAAATGAATTCAAATAGACTAGGTTAAATTATCTATTGATTTTCTTTCCTCATTCTATGGGGATTATACAAATCAGGCATACAAATTTCTTATTCTTTTTTTTTATTCTTATATATAGTAAATATAATTTCTATATAAATTGGTTGCTATGCAATGATGTCTATAGGTGTATTAGGATTTGTTGTTTGAAGTCATGAACTGATGGCTTTCTTCGACCGTGAGGTAGAAGTAATAAATTTCGCTGTATGCTGGGAAAGTTTAAAGTCTATGGGTACTTTTTATTGTAAAAATTTCATAGATTATACTCAATCAGCCGGTAATCTTAATTTTCTATTCTGGTTTTTTACAAGTAATACAGAGTTACACAATATTTTTACGAATTGGGCTTCTGTCAACGTGCACGTAAAGACCAATTTATCTTATTTACACACCAAGTCCTCAACGTTTTTGAATAAAGATAAAGATAAAAAGAGAATTGACAAGAGAACCTCAGAGACTACACGCGAAACGTCTTTTAATTTTGAATCTTATAGGAAATTTACAGGTAAAACACAGGATAATGTGTCTGATGATTGATTAGCGTGATTTATTGGGTTCTCTGAGGGTGATGGTGCTATCCTTATGGCTAATGGACGTCCTAGATTCGTATTAACACAAAAGGAGATAGCCATATTAATTCATATACAAGAAACTTTAGGTATAGGTAAAGTAAGTGAATTTGAGCGTTTTGGACGACTTATCATAAGCAATAAAGATGATATTCGTATTCTAACTACTTTATTCAATGGAAATTTAGTATTAAAAAAAAGAAAAGTTCAATTGAATAAATGATTGGTTGCTCAAGATATGGTTGAAATAGTTAGTAATCCTCTTCCTTTATTGTCCAATGCGTGATTATCTGGGCTTATAGATGCGGAAGGATGCTTTAACATTACACTTTTTAAGAGAGAGGCTATGACACTAGGCTATCAAGTAAAATTAAGATTTATGATTGACCAAAAAGATAGCCTAGAAACATTAAGCTTTATTAGAGATCAATGGGACATAATATTAAGTAATAAAAAGCTTAAAGATGGATCATCAGGTTCTATGCATCGTGTGGAAACCAATTCCTTTGTTAAAGTCAAGTTTGTTATGGATTATCTAAGTATGTATAAATTAAAAACTAAAAAGAAAACATCTTATGATAAATGAGTTTCAGCTTATGGATTAGTGTGTAATAAAGCACACTTAACAGAGGAAGGACTTTCTGAGATTCGAAAAATTAAGAAGGAAATTAACCTTCTTAATAGTATTACAGGTAAAACAGGGGATAAGCTTGCTTAAAAGATAAAGATATAGTCCACTAGGTTTTATAAACAAATATCTAAAATAATTAATTGTTTAACTCAATTTCCATTAAAAACCAAAAAACATTTGGACCACTCTTAAGGTATGGGAAGAGCAAATACAAAGAATTATTAATCGATGTTTGTATAATAATTTAAGCATCACATGTTTTCAGTAGGTTTAGATGAATTGCTATTTTCATTCTTTATATCAAAATATAAGCATATGACAAAATGATATACAAAAATTGGTTTACTAAGGGTAGCTACTTTTACTTCTAAAGGAACAAGTGAAAATATTAATGATATTAAGCAAATTCTATTTGGTTCTATTTTAGGTGATGGTAAGCTTGAAATGCCTCCTCGAGGTATTAACGCTCGATTTGGTTTTACGCAAGCTGAAATGCAAAAGGACTACTTTATTTCTGTGTGTAATTCTTTATCTGCAATAAGCTCTGCTAAATACAGGGAGTACGCTTATTTAGACAAAAGGACAGGTAAAACTTATAAATCACTGAATTTTTGGACTAAATCTTCACCTATGTTAACAGAACTTTATAATATTTTCTATTCTAAAAAAGTAAAAATAGTACCTAGCGATTTATCCTTATTAACTCCACTCGCACTTGCTCATTGAGTAGCTCAAAAGGGATTGCTAAGAAATAATTCTCTTTACCTTTGCACTGATGGTTTCGCCTATGTTGATGTACAACGATTAACTCAGTATTTGATCAATAGGTATAATATAAAATGTACAGTTCATAAAAAAGCTAAAGGTAACTACCGTATTTATATTTTAGCTAAGTCTTTACAGACAGTTAAAAATATTATTTCACCATATAAGCTAAACAAAATTTCTTAATGTAAAACTGATAATAATCTATCGCTTAAACCTTCTTTATCATTTAATATGAAACGTCCTGTAGTTAAATTGTTAAACAGTAGTCTTAGTCTACGGAAATTTTATAGTACTAAAGATAATCCCAATTCTTTTGTTCCAGTTTTAAAATATGAGAATGCGGATCTTTCAAAAAAACAAGTTGTAAAAGAAAACAAGGGAAGATCTGGTGTATATCTTTGACAAAATAATGTTAACGGTAACTGCTACATAGGAAGTAGTGTTGATTTGGGAAGAAGATTTAAAAATTACTTTAGTTTTAATTATATTACTAAATCTAAGAGTAGTATGCTTATTAATAAAGCTTTAATTAAATATGGCTATTATAACTTTTCCATAGAGATTCTTGAATATTGTTACCCAAGTTTGGCAATATCTAGAGAACAATATTATATAGATCTATTAAAACCTAAATATAATATTTTAAAAGTTGCAGGTTCTCCTTTGGGTTATAAACATACAGAAGAGAGTCGTTCAAAAATGGGAGGTATAAGGTCGCCCGAACATTTAGAAAAAATTATAAGCAATTTGAAAAAAATCAATACCCAAGGATTTTCCCCTGAAGTTAGAGCTAGAATTACTCAAGGGTCAGTAAACTTTAATATTAAAACTAAAGGAAAAAAAGTTATATTTTCTAATATAGAAACGGAAGAAGTTTTAACTTTTGTTTCTATGAGGGACGCTGCCTTAAAAATGAGTATAAGTAGACACACAATTAACAAACATGTTTTAAGCAAAGAGCCTTGAGGTAAATATATAATATCTTTTATAATTTAGATAGTAGTACATTAGGTTATTTTATTTTCAGTTTGTAGGATGGATCTCGTGGGACTTGTCGAGGTTTATATATATGTACTGACAGTTTTACATTTACAGATGTTCAACGGCTTTCAAGGTATTTAACTAAGACATATAATATTAGATATTCAATACATAAAGCCGGCAATAATCATCGTATTTACATATTAGCTAAATCTGTCCCAACTGTAAGAGATCTTGTGTTAGTCTACATGCATAAGTCAATGCTATATAAATTAGGTATCTAGCAAATTTATAGGCGTCGCTCATATTGGTAACATTATGAATTATTATTCTTTCTGTATGCAAGAAACTATTTAAAAACTAGTATACGATGCATTGTTTTAAACAAAAAAAGGAGCCAGTAAAAAAAGAATATTGCATGCACGTAAAAATTACTAATATTATAGAACTTGCAGGTAACGTAAAGGAACCACAGAGACTACAAGAGAAACTCCTTAAGTTTATTTTACTTATTATTATAAAAATAATATATGGGAGTAAGACATAGTTCATAGTGATAATTATTATTCTAAATTTTCATTAGGTCGATACTAGAGCATATTTCACCGCCGCAACATTGATCATTGCCGTAAAGTTGGGTGCGGCATGTCCTTCCGGGGATGTGAAAACTCACTATATGCTGGAAACTCCTAGATTTATATAAATTATAAATGGCTTGCTTCGCATGCTTTGCACCGCCCCTCTAAGAGCGGCGCGCACAGCGCGTTGCATCGCTCTTAATGCTGGGGTTAATTTTCAGACTACTCAGTGAAAACTTAAGAGATTGGGTAATCAGCAGGAAACTAAAAATACAAAATATTCCTTTAAAGTCTATTTGTATTGAGTAGGATCCTCAGAGACTACACGTGAGTGGACTTAAACTAGTCTATGATATAGTCCACAACTACAATTATAAGTTAGACCTTATGCTTTTTTTAGCCGAGTACGTAGTTTCTCTACTGGGATCATTACCGACCCTGTAAGTTCGCATAATAATGCCCTTGATGGATTCAAGATTGATCCTAATTGGGTTACGGGTTTTTGTGACCGTTCCGCTTGTTTCAGTATCACTGTAGCACTTCGAGCTACAGGTCGCTGGGAAAAAACAACTTTATTAGAAAAATGTTTTATACAACGTCAACTTGTGAATAAAAGTACGAGGCCCAACCAAAATTTATTAAATGCTTACTTTGTTACAGGTTTTTGCGATGCTGAAAGTAGCTTTACAATTAGTATTACAAAAAATAGAAAATTTAAATTAGGTTGAGAGGTACGAGCAAGCTTTCAAATTAGTTTACACCAAAAGGATCTTCCTTTACTTAAATTAATAAGAAATTATTTTAACAACGTAGGGAATATTTTTATAAAAAATAAAGACATTATACATTATCAAGTTAACTCTATTCAGGATTTAATTCATGTAATCATTCCTCATTTTGATAAGTACTCTCTTTTAACTCAGAAGCGTGCTGATTTTTAACTTTTTAAATTAATTGTTAATTTAATTAATCAAAAGGAACATTTATCGTTAGAAGGTTTAAAAAAAATAATCGCAATCAAGTATTCGTTAAATATGGGATTGTCAGATGTAATCAAAAAAGCTTTTCCTAATGTAGTTCCTGTGTTAATACCTTTAGTTGTAGATCAAGAAATTAAAAATCCTTACTGATTAGCAGGATTCACAGCAGGGGATGGAAGTTTTTATATTGATATTTATAAGGATAAAACAAAATTAGGAGAAACCGCGAAATTAGTATTTAAAATTTCTCAACATTCTAAAGATGAGAAATTAATGAGGAGTTTAGTGGATTTCTTTTCTTGTGGTAGATATATTCCTCGTCCAACTAAAGATTTTGGAGAGTTTATAATTTAAAAATTTTCTGATATTAATGGTAAGGTTATTCCGTTTTTTGATAAATATAAAATAGTTGGAATAAAATTTGAAGACTATCAAGATTGAAAAAAAGTAGCCGAATTAATGAAAAATAAAGCTCATTTAACATCCGAAGGATTAGATCAAATTCGTAATATTAAAGAAGGTATGAATAAAAGAAGAAATTCAATTTAAATAATTTCTATATTCGTCCGGAATTTGTAATCCTAGTGAATGTTCGTCATAAAAAGGTTCTTCAATTAATAAAAGGTTATTTTGGAGTAGGGACTATTTTTCATAGTGGTAAAAATGCTGGATATCGAGTAGGTTCTGTTAAGGATCTTATATCTGTAATAATTCCACATTTTATAAAATATCCTCTCTTGAGTACTAAGGCCTGTACATTTAGTTTATGACATGAGGCTATTAATATTATGCATTCTGGTACACATAAGACAGATGCTGGTTTTCTTAATATTTTAGCTATCCATGCTGGTATTAACAGGGGTGCTTCAAAAGCGGTTAAGACTCATTTCCCTGATTTAAAACCTGCATTATTGCCTACTTACTCATTAACTATTTTACCAAAGGAATTATCTCCATGATGAATTTCAGGTTACTTTTCTATATATTGTAACTTTGGAGTTGACATGAATCCTCATGGTCTTAAAAATTCTTATTATGACCGTGTTGTTCCTAGTTTTAATTTTTCACGAAGCATAATTGAACTACCTATTATAACTCTGCTAGCTTCATATTTTGGAGTAACGGTTCATTTAAAAAGAGTAACTTTAAGTTTTCTTAGAGACGAATGGAACATAATATTAAATTATTTAATACTATAAGTAATATAATACAATTTTATACAGTCATCAAATTAACTCAATAACAATTTATGTAATAGCTTTCAGCTAAAAAGAAGAAAAACTAAATATTAAAAAGTTCCTCGATTTTTGTTTATCCATAAATCCGATTAGAAAATAAAATAGGAAATATGATATAACAAAAAAATAATGATATAGTAAATTATTAATTAAAATAAAGCTAGTTTAATTTAATTTAACATTTAATATACCTTCTCTAGGATATAAATTAGAGAATGAACAAATAATATAATCATAAGGCTTAAAAGCCTGTATAAAATGAAAAAAGTATTACCTTCTATTTAAAATGAAAAAGAACAATCTTTTAGTGGCAGAAAAATTCTACCCTAATTCAGACATATGTAAAGCTCAAATATTATTAGAAAATAAAAATAAATCAGGTATTTATCTTTGAACAAATCTTATTAACGGTAAACAATATGTCGGTTCTGGTGTAAGTTTAAAAAGAAGATTTTTGCGATATTTTAATATTAACCATTTAATTCAAAATAATTGTATGTATATTTGCCGGGCATTGTTAAAACACGGTTATTCTAATTTTTCTCTCTCAATTATTGAGTACTGTTCAATAAAAGAGCTTTTAAAAAGAGAGGATCATTACCTTAATTTACTTGACCCAGAGTATAATATTTTACAAAAAGCTGGCTCAAGTTTAGGTTATAAGCATTCAGAGGAAGCTCGCAAAAAGATGTCAATTGCTCGCACAGGGGAAAAAAACCCAATGTTTGGTAAACCAAAAAAAAATAGGGACAGGAAAACTTGCTCAAGCTATAAAAGTATTCGACATAGAAATGAATGAAACGACTAATTATAACTCTATAAATGAAGCAGCTCAAGCCTTAAATATTAGACAAACTAATATTTCTAATTATTTTAACCGTAATCAAATCAAAGCATATAAAGGAAGATATATTTTCACAAAAGTCTAGCGTTCAAAATTCTAAATTTGCGTTCCGACGGCCTACGTGCCGATGTTAATATTTATGGATTTAAACGTGCTAGTGAGATTGTTTACTTATTTGATTCTTACCCTCTGCTATCTTGTAAACAAGATGAATTTAAGGTTTGAGCCAAGATTGTTCATGATATAGAGAGCTTACAATATAGAAGCTCAAGTTTATCTCTTAGTCGTTATATGAAACATTTTCTAGATTTAGGTCTTGAATTGGATACAATTCGAAAACGTAATAATTCGTAGATTTGGCCTACAGGAATTAAAATATTTAGTTGGTTAGCTACATGTTATGGTGGTTCATTACAATTTACAACACCTATGCTATTTGCACTAGGATTTATATTTATGTTTACTATTGGAGGGTTAGCAATTCCA